GGAGATCTCTGATGGACGCAGCAGTACATGCATGGAACTCAATGGGTTGGTTCGATGGTTTTCTTTTTACCGTCTGGATCGTCGCATTGTATGTTGGCAAACTGAAAATTGATCAACGGTTTGCCCGTCGTACCGTATACCGTGTTAAATTAGAAGAGGACAAATGACCAAGATCAATCTTGAAATCGAACTTGTAGATGCACTCTCTGTACTGCAAGCTTTGGTGCGGGAACAAGAAGGATTCACTCAGGATCCTACTTGCACTCCTGATCGTATTGCTCGTATCCGTAAGGTAATTCTTGAACTGGATAAAGCAATGGATGCAGCATCTGGTGATGGATGTCCACCAGGAACTGTCGCTGTGAATGGCGAGTGTGCTGAACTCTAATCTAAATACAGGGGAGTAGGACTCCCCTTTTTTTATGGCTGAACCCTCAGAAGGATTTTTTGCTGGGTGTGCTTTATGCACTAACCAGGAACTGAATGCTGCCACTGCTAACGAGACATCGTTGCAGAACTTCTATGACATTATGTTCCAGAGATACAACTCTAGTCAAGTTGTTGGTGCTGGGGCAGTAAAGAATGACTTCTTGAAAGAAGTTACTATTGGCAACTCTAAGAACCTAGCAACATTCTATTCAGATCTTGTCATTGGAATCTCTGCTGTGAAAGCAGTTAGGAATTTCATGGCAACAAGTTCTACATATACACTACAACCTAACGCTGTTCCAAATGCAGTATATCTGACAGGAACACAGTGGCCTAAAGAGGTTCAGCAGTTTAAGTTTGCTGCTTTTGGTATGGCAGACTTTAATTCATCAGATTTAATCTTACAATACGGTGCCACATATGTTGGCGTATCTCTAAAGAAAAAACCAAAAGCAACAGCTCCGAGTCCTACTCTCATCAATAAAGCGTTCGATACTGTATTGAACGGTCCTACATTTGCAAATATTAAAAAACAACTTACCACTGCTAGACAGAACTTCTTTGGTCAAGTTATTAAGGATGCACTGACCACTGGACCTCTTGTAGGTATTGCTAAGTTAGAAGATGGGTCTGATCCTCGTACCGCTCCTGTAGATAAGTTATGGAGAACGAAGATCAAGATCATGAAAAACGGAAAGGAAACTGCCGTTGCACTAATTAATCTTAAGGATACTGGTATGGTATCTGATTCTGCTCTTTTAAATCCAGAGATTCCTAGACAATCTGCAAGTTCCATGAGGAACTATGTTAATGGAAAGTTGGGTAAAGTTGGGAATGAACCCAATGCTTTGTACAAACAATTTTTAGCAATCATTCAGCAGAATCAACAGATGTTTGCTGACACTCTTATCAATCTGATTCTTAAAAAGAGTTTGTTGGATGAGATGAGTGAATATACAACAACCAATTTTGAGTTTATCTTATGTACTGGTGTTGGAAATGTAACTATTTCTAAGACAACGGGTATGAATATTCAACCTGGACGCGGTGAATGTATTGGTATAGATAGTGTTGCACTGGCACTCGCTGCATTAAGAAAGGCACCAAAGACTATTGAGATTGATCAGCAGAAGACAGCAGCATCCACTGCTGCAAAGTTGTACTTCAAAGTCAAAGCTGGTACAATGGAATTACTAGACTTAGAATTGAGGTACAAGGGGTCATTTACTGCACAACCTCAGTTCCAAGCTTTCTTAGCATCGGACCTTAAAGGATTACTCACAGGATCAGGACAATTTAGTAATGCAAAAGCGATCATCAGGGGCTGATAGAAAAAAAGCAGACTTTGTTTTTGGAATTCCTCTCTTTAGATATTGGAAAGATCCGACAGAATTGCGACAAATTGCTGAACAAAAGTACAAAACCTGGGAAGACTATCCCATCAATGATAGTCCTAGTGGTTGGGATTGCTCACTGAGGACGGAGTTTAATGTCGCGCATGAAAATTACTATGAACAATTTTATGACGATATTATGGTAGAACTTGCCGAAGATCTTGGACTAGATGGGCATAGATGTTATATTGATGAGAGTTGGTTGAACTATTATACGGATCCAAATCACTCTCAGGAAGAACATGATCATCTTCCTGGATACTTTTCTGCCATACATTATATAAAAATTAATCCAGAAGTTCATGGTTCGACTATCTTTACTAACCCACTAGCACAGATGTCTTCTTTCATGAATGATGGTAAAGATTATAAGGAATACTCAGGAATGAATTCAGAAACTTGGACTCCCGAAGTCATTTCTGGTGATATCATAGTCTTCCCATCATTCCTAAAGCATCGGGTGAACCATGCAAAGACTTCAGAGAGTAGGATCACACTAGCATTTAATATAAATACCATCAAAGGGTCCAGTAGAAGGGTATTCGGTCGCTGATACTATGAAATCTTTTTTTACATTCTTAGGGGAAGCGCAGTCTAACGCATCTAAGCAGGCGAAGAAGCTTGGTCTTAAGGGCGACGGACATGGTTCCTGGGTAGATGGTCAGGGTAGAATTGTTGGTAGAACTGTAGAAGGTGAGTTTGTTTTCTCCAGTGGTAGGAAACCTGCTGCCGAGACCGATCCACAAAAACCTGGTGCTGCTGCTAGACAAATTGCACCAGAACAAGGTCCACCTCCTGTTCCTGGTGCTGGTGGTCAAGAGGGTGCTCCAGAAGAGGAAGAAGAAGCAGTAGAAAAGACACGCGGAACTATTACTATTGGTTTTGGTAGGTTCAATCCTCCTACATCTGGACACGAGAAACTGTTAGATAGAATTAAAGATACTGCTTCTGGTGATGAGTATGTAATTTATCCATCACATACTACTGATCCTCAGAAGAATCCTTTGGATCCTGAGGCAAAGGTTCTCTTCATGAAGAAGATGTTCCCCGATCATAGTTCTGCAATTGTCTATGATCCATCCATTCGTACTATTATTGATGCTCTGAAAAATGCAGACTCCCAAGGATACGCCTCTGTCAATGTCGTGGTTGGTGCTGACAGAAAGAAAGAATTTGAGAGTCTCGCGAACAAATACAACGGGCAACTCTATAATTTTGATGCGGTTAATGTCATCAGTGCAGGGGAACGAGACCCTGATGCTGAAGGGGTCGAGGGTATGTCTGCTTCCAAACTCAGAGCTTTAGCAGCAGATGGTGACTTTGAAGCATTTAGAAAAGGACTGCCAAAGGCAGCGAAAGGTGTAGTCGCTCGTGAACTGTTTAATACAGTTCAAAAGTCCATGGGTAAGGCTGCTACTAAGAAAGAAGGTTTGGAACTCTGGCAGATTGCACCTAAGTTTGATTGGAAGACTCTTAGAGAACGCTACATTGGTGGATATGTCTTTAACATTGGTCAACTTGTAGAAAATATGAATACAGGTTTGATTGGTAGAGTCATGCGTAAGGGCACCAACTATGTTATTGCCGTTACTCAAGAAGGTATTATGTTTAAGTCCTTCTTGCAGGACCTGAATGAGTTTGTTAAAAAACCTGTTAGTGGTGTTGTAGCATCTAAAAGAGAGGTCGGGACAGATTCTTATAGGGAGTATGTTCAGCAACTTACACCTGAGGAGAAGGTCAAGTCATTTATAAATAATAACAAGAAATAGTCAGCCGTTGTAGTTCGATGTCAGATTTTATTGAAGCAAACTCGGATGAGATCATGCTGCGTAGCATGACCAATGTCTTCGTTGAGAAGAAGTTAGATCCTGTTGGAAAAGAGGACGCCGATATTGATAACGACGGCGATACTGATAAGAGCGATAAGTATCTGCACAATCGCCGTAAGGCAATTGGTGCTGCAATCGCTGCCGAGAAGGGCAAAAAGAAGGCAGTAAAGGAGGAGATGGAGGAGTATCTTCGTTCTAAGGTTGCTTCTATTAATGAAGGTGTAAAACTTCATAAGTCAGAGAAGGCAACGACCTCTGATGAGAAGGCAGTAGAAATTGTTGAGAAGGAAGTTAAGAATAAGGTTACTGTTAACCCTGTCATGGGAGAGTCCGTCGCTTCCATGATCCAATCTATGTACGAGCGTAAGTACATGGGTGAAGGTCTGAAGCAGGCACGGAAGAATGTTGGTGCCTCTACTTGCTGGGATGGATACACGGCAAAGGGTACTAAGAAAAAGAACGGTAAGGAAGTTCCTAACTGTGTAAAGGAAGAGGATGAGCAAATTAATGAAGCGACTCCTGGTGAAAAAACCTTTGATAAAGCAACCAGCCCTGAACTTCAGAAAAAAACTCATAAAATGGGTACAGCCGTTGGACAAGGAGTGAAGGATCATATTGGTGGTCTTGCTCAAGGTGCTTTTGGTAAAAAAACTAAGTCAAAAAATCCTGTAACTCAAGTTGGTAATGCAGTTACCAGAACTCTTAGTTCTCCCGCCAGAGCGGCTGCTGGTTATGCAACGGGACTTGTTAGAGGTCTTGCAAATTCTTACGAACCAGAAGGTAATCTGGTAGACGAAGAGTCTTGTGGTTCTGATAAGAAGATGAACATCAGAGGTTACAATTCTGATGAGCAGAAGAAGCGTCTTGAGAAAAAGCGTGGCATGAAACTGGATGATCATCCCCAATATAAAAAGGATGATACCGAAAAAAAGTAGAGTCCTCCTCACCAGAGGAGGGTAAAAATCTTTGGACTCGTCTTACTGAAGACAGAGCAGAAGATGCAAAAAAGTCTCTAGACAAAGTTAAGAAGCGTCAAAAGGTTCTTGATAAGTATGAGAAAGAGACTGGTAGAAAACCAGACATCACTAAGTCTCCTGAGTATAAGCAACATAAGATGAGATTCCCTGGTGCCAAGCGCACTGGTAAGAAGAAGAAAGGTGAGAAGGAGACTGAACTGCAGCAGCATAACCGTAGGACTACTAGACATAATGAGAGACTTATGAAGCACGGTCCTACTAAAAAGGAGGCTGAGCGTCAGAAAGGTTACGATGCTTACGAGAAAAAGCACAAGTCAAAATACGGTAACAGATCTGTATGGGATTGAGCCTATATAAATTAGGTTCAATATTAAAATCATGCTTGCATTTTTACTCCCCTTAGCATCTAAGGTAATTTCTGATGCAGTCTCAAAGATTCCAGAAAATGAAGAACTCGGTGAGAAACTCATTGAGATCTGTCTTGTTATTCTTACTAAAGCAGTTAAGTTGACCAAGACTGATATGGATGATCAGCTCCTGGAGGTCGTTACTAAAGCGATCAAAAACCGCGAGGATGCTTGACTTATAAATAATTCTAAGAAAATCGTACTTTGGGTGCAGAAACATGGCTCTTTGGGGCGATAACGATAACATCACAACATTTGGTACTGTTGCTGTCAACGGTACTACTATTACTGGTACTGGAACCACCTTCACATCCGATGTGTCGGTCGGTCAGGTAATCCGTATTGGCGTAAGGGGCGGTGTTGGCACATACTACGGTGACGCAGTTATCACTGGTATCACCAGCGATAGAATTCTCACCATCGATACCACTGATGGTCTGAGTGCTACTAGCATTGCTGCTACCTCCTACTATGTCTCCACTCTGCCTAAGTCTTCTGTCTTAGACAGCGTGTTCCAAGAGGGTAGATCTGACGCTGATTCTCTGGTATACGGCACTGCTGCTGCTGATCATGACGGCACTGCCTATGATCTTGATCATGCTGGTTGGGTAGGTGTTACGACTTACATCGACATGCACGGTGAACTTAGAGTTAAGAAGGAAGTTCTGGTTGCCATGTCTGGCATCAGCACAGGTAACATTCCTTATCCTACAGACGAATGATAATGTAATTTGATATGCGCTTTGATGAATTGAATGACGGTAACTACCTTTTGTTCGCTATCAAGAATTATGAGAATCCTCAGGCAGTAACCGAAGAGGATTTTTATGATGACTTGAAGCGTATTAAGTATATAAAACGATTACTAAAAAGATACAGGAACACGGGAGAGTTAAGAACACATCTTATTCTTAACCACTTCATTGTTTTGTTCAATGTATTCGACGATGCTGGGGTCCCTCTCCTATTCTTTAAATTGGAGAAGGACCTTTGGCCATGTACAAAAAGTTTTTTGAGTTATCTCGGAAGGATACCTGAATATCCACTCACCGAACTAAATAATATTCAAGAAGATGACTACTGTTTAGAGCAGTTAAAGGCAATCTGATGGATAGAAGATTAGACAAAGTAGTTACACTGATTCGAGAGATGATGGGTGCTGGTGCTGTCGGTGGTCCTACCAATAGGATCGGCGGCGGGAAGATTGCTGGTACAAAAGAAGCTGGTGATGATCCACCAGTTCGTAAGAAGAAGAAATATATCTACCAAAGAAATACTCGCAAGAATTGGATGTAGGGGGATGGCATTCGGATTAGGAAAACTTGCAGTATTAGAATCTAAACTTGACATCTACGAAGACTTGTCCAAAGAGATGTTGGATAAGTTAGAGAGAGCAGTAGGAACTATCTCTGATAATAGTAACAAGATTGCTATTATCTTGGAGCGTCATGAAAACAGATTAGATGAGAGTGAAAGAACTGATGATCTCATCATCAAAATGCTCGAAGAGATGAAAGAAAAGCATGAGAAGGATACTGAAACTATTCATGATAGGATTAGTGCCCTCCAGAAGAAAGTAGATATTAATGCTAAGTTTGTGATTGGTGCTGGTGCTGTTCTCGCTACTCTTGTGGCAGTATTACAAGTGGTTCCACCCATCATTGAAGTCTTGACACCGCCAGCAACTGCGAGTATAGTAGGTGCAGAGACGCCCTTCGTGAATGGATCTAATTGATTCCAAATATATTAGTTTAGTCTCTGCTCGCTTACAGAAATTTAAAAGGGTTAAGTCGGATCTGTATAACTTCCGCTGCCCTATTTGTGGTGACTCGCAGAAGAACAAGAACAAGGCACGGGGATATCTCTATGCCGTAAAGGCAAATACTAATTTTAAGTGCCACAACTGTGGTGCTTCGATGTCGTTCAACAATCTTTTGAAGAAGTTGGACTCATCTCTTCATGGAAGATATACCCTAGAGAAATATAAAACAGGTGTTACTGGCAAGAACTTTGTAGTAGAAGAACCTGAATTTGTTTTTGAGAAACCTAAGTTTGCACAGAAGATTAATCTCCCCTCATGTAGTGAGGTAGAAGTTGCTAGAGTATATCTTGAGCAGCGTAAGATTGATCCTTCCAAATTTTATTTTGCAGAAAACTTTGATGAGTTTGTCAAGTCGTTTCCAGATGTAGACTACTCATACATGGGTAAAGAGTCTAGGATTATCATCCCACTCTTCTATGAGAAGTCTCTCGTCGGATTCCAAGCAAGGGCAATAGGTCCTAACAAGATAAAGTACATTACGGTAATGCTCAATGATAAAGCGCCCAAAATCTATGGACTTGATACGGTCAGAGGAGATGCTCCAGTCTATGTTACGGAGGGACCTTTCGACAGCACATTCGTTCCACATTCGATTGCTATGTGCGGAGCTGACGCTGATGTTGGTCGTTGGGGGATTAGCAATCCTGTCTATATCTACGATAACGAACCGCGCAATAGAGAGATTGTCAACAGAATCGGTCGTACAATCGATAGAGGCGACTCCCTAGTCATTTGGCCATCAGACATTAAAGAAAAAGACATTAATGATATGGTCCTCGCTGGACATGATGTGGTTGGCGTGTTAAAATCGAATACATATTCAGGACTAGAAGCGAAGGTTAAGTTTACAGCATGGAAAAAAGTCTAGAAATCCACACTATCTCTAGGATAGATGTACTAAGAGGCACTTCCAATGTTGACTTAACTGGTCTCGCTGATCTGTTGCTAGAGCATCAAAACAATCGTTTAGATCCAGAACCTTCGCATACTCATTACGAAGATTCTGAGTGCCCAGATCATCCTATCGTAGATAGTATTGTTCATGAACTAATGACTGCCTTTAAAGCAGCAACCAAGATGGACTTAATGTTGCACAGTAAGTGGGCACATATCCATCAAAAGAACATGAGCACTAACATGCATGATCACTATCCATGCGATGTTAGTTCAGCGTTCTATGTTTCTGTTCCAGAGGGATCGGGTAATATTTGTTTCCATCCTTCGCATAATAAATATCATCCCACGAGGGAAGTTTTTCAACCTCAGGAGGGGATGTTCTTAATGTTCCCTGGTACATTAGAACACTCTGTGACAAGGAATCATTCTGAAGAACCTAGGATTTCTCTAGCATTTAATTTCACAATAGTTAAGAACGAAGATGACAAACGGGACTAAAGTTCGTAAGCGGTCTGGACAAACTGAGAGTCTTGACCTGAACAAAATGCATAAGATGGTGGACGAGGCATGTAAAGACCTTGCAGGTGTGTCTGCCTCTCAGATTGAAATCAATTCTGGCATCCAATTCTATGATGGAATTACCACTGCAGAGATTCAGGAGATCCTGATTCGCTCTGCAAGCGACCTGGTTGACCTGGATAACCCCAACTACCAATTCGTTGCCGCTAGACTGCTCCTGTTCGCTCTCAGGAAGCAATTGTGGGGTCGTATGCATGAGCATCCTACTCTTGGGTATCATGCCCATCAGTGCGTCACTCAGGGTGTGTATGACAAATACTTTTTTGCTCACTACTCAGACGATGAGATTGAGAAACTGAATTCATATATCGATCATGATCGTGACTTTCTGTTTACATACGCTGGTTTACGGCAAGTTGTAGATAAATACCTCGTGCAAGATCGCAGCACTGGAGATGTCTATGAGACACCCCAGTTTATGTACATGATGATTGCTGCAACGATCTTTGCCGAGTATCCAAAGCAGAATAGGCTCGATTATGTCAGGCGGTACTACGACGCAATCAGCAAGCACAGGATCAACATTCCCACACCTATCATGGCGGGAGTTAGAACTCCACTTCGACAATTTGCAAGCTGTGTTCTTGTTGATGTTGATGACACCCTCGATAGCATCTTTAGCTCTGATATGGCTATCGGCTACTATGTTGCACAAAGGGCGGGAATCGGTATCAACGCGGGCAGAATCCGTGGCATCAACAGTAAAATCAGAGGCGGAGAAGTTCAACACACAGGTGTTGTACCATTCCTTAAAAAGTTTGAATCGACTGTCAGGTGTTGTACACAAAATGGAATACGAGGTGGCTCAGCGACTGTCCACTTCCCAATCTGGCACAAAGAAATAGAGGATATTATTGTCCTCAAGAACAATAAAGGTACGGAGGACAACCGTGTACGCAAACTCGATTATTCCATTCAGGTCTCGAAGATCTTCTATGAGCGTTTCATCAAAAACGAAGACATCACACTCTTCAGCCCTCACGATGTACCAGGTCTTTATGATGCTTTTGGCACTCCTGAGTTTGATGAACTATATTGCAATTATGAATCAGATAGATCTGTTCCAAGAAAAACTATTGGCGCTCAAAAACTCTTTCTCGATCTTCTGAAGGAGAGAGCAGAGACAGGTCGGATGTATATCATGAACCTGGATCATTGCAACACTCACTCTTCATTCAAAGATAAGGTTGAGATGAGCAATCTTTGTCAGGAGATTACACTGCCAACAAAACCGTTGAGTCATATTGACGATCCTGAAGGTGAGATTGCCCTCTGTATTCTGTCTGCAATCAATGTAGGCAAGCTTCGTAACCTGGATGAGTTGGAGGAACTCTGTGACCTCTCTGTGCGTGGTCTGGACGCTCTCATTGACTTCCAAGGATACCCAGTTAAGGCAGCAGAGATTGGCACCAAGAACCGTCGTTCTCTGGGCATTGGGTACATTGGTTTGGCACACTACCTTGCTAAGCACAAAGCAAAGTATAGTGACCAAGAGGCATGGCAATTGACTCATGACCTTACAGAAGCGTTCCAGTATTACCTGCTGAAGGCATCTAATACTCTTGCAGTAGAACAGGGTGCTTGTGGATACTTTGATCGTACTAAGTACGCTGATGGTATCCTGCCTATTGATACCTATAAGAAAGATGTAGATGGAATTGTCGCTAACGATCTGAAGTATGATTGGGAAACTCTTAGAAAGTCTATCACCACCCACGGTCTTAGGAACTCAACACTGTCTGCTCAGATGCCATCAGAGAGCAGTTCCGTTGTGTCAAACGCAACAAATGGAATCGAACCACCTAGAGGATATCTGTCCACTAAGAAGAGCAAAAAGGGACCGCTTAAACAGATTGTCCCTTCGTATGGTACTCTTAAGAATAACTACACCCTTCTTTGGGATATGGAATCTAATGAGGGTTATATTAAGATCGTCGCCGTAATGCAAAAGTTCTTTGATCAGGCGATCTCTGGTAACTGGAGTTACAATCCTGAGAACTATCCTGACAATGAGGTTCCAGTGTCGGTCATGGCAAATGACTTTTTGACTACATATAAGTACGGTTGGAAGACCTCATATTATCAGAACACTTACGACAATAAAACGGATGAAATAGAAGAACCTAAGGAAGACGCTGCAGCGGATCTATTAAAGAAATTATCAGAAGTAACGGAGTGCGATGCCTGTGCAATTTAAACTTACCGACGAAAAAAAGAAGACCTCTGTAGAGGCAATGACTGTCTTCAATACAGACGCTGTAGATATTAAAAAACAACCTATGTTCTTCGGTGCCCCCTTGGGGGTACAGAGATATGACTCATATAAGTATCCAGTATTTGACAGACTGACCCAGAGTCAGTTAGGATACTTCTGGAGACCCGAAGAGGTGTCTCTGCAGAAGGATCGTTCTGACTACCATACACTTCGTCCTGAGCAGAAACATATCTTCACTAGTAACCTGAAGTATCAGGTTATGCTAGACTCTATCCAAGGTCGGGGACCAGGACTGTCTTTCACTCCTTACTGTTCCCTTCCTGAACTGGAAGCATGTATGAATGTGTGGCAGTTTATGGAGATGATCCATAGTCGCTCGTATACATATATCATTAAAAATGTTTACAGTGATCCCTCAGAAGTCTTTGATACTATTATTGAGGACCAAAGAATTCTTGAGAGAGCAAGCGCCATTACTCAGGCATATGATGATTTCATCAATGCCGCACAAATGTATGGATCCAGCAACGATTGGATTCATGCACAAGAGGGCGCAGGGTATTTCAAAGAGAGCAGGTATGAACTCAAAAGAAAACTCTATCGTGCTGTCGCGAATGTCAACATCCTGGAAGGAATTAGATTCTATGTCTCCTTCGCGTGCTCGTTTGCTTTTGGCGAACTTAAGCTTATGGAAGGATCAGCAAAGATCATCAGCCTTATCGCCAGGGACGAGAATCAACATCTCGTAATCACTCAGAATATTCTCAACAACTGGGCAGCAGGAGATGATCCTGACATGCTGAAGATTGCTAAGGAAGAGGAAGAGTGGTTGTATCAGACATTTGATCAGGCAGTTCAGCAAGAGAAGCAGTGGGCAGAGTATCTGTTCAAAGATGGATCTATGATCGGTCTGAATGAAAAACTACTGTGCCAGTATGTTGAGTGGATCGCTAATCGTCGTATGAAAGCGATTGGTCTTAAACCAGTTTATGATATCCCTGCAAAGAATAACCCACTACCTTGGACACAACACTGGATTTCTTCTAAGGGTCTGCAAGTTGCTCCCCAGGAGACTGAGGTTGAGTCCTACATTGTTGGTGGTATTAAGCAGGATGTAAAGAAAGACACTTTTGCAGGATTTGAATTATGATTTCTACTGAAGAGAAAACCACTTTCACTATCCCTGAGGGGGTAGAACTTATTGATGATGCATTTTATGTGACCGAGACTCGCTTCATGTGGAAGAGTGTTCTCAAAGATGGTAAAGATTTTCTTTTCGGTTTAGATAGAGAAACTGTACTAGAGATGTCTCGCTGGCATCTCAAATGTCTTCAGGAGGGAACTCTTGATGACTACACTAGAGTCGTTAACGATGGCAAAGTAGGTGGCAAACTCTGAATTACCTGAGTGGAAGAAGAGGGCACTTCAAGATCCTAGTCTTCCCCAGAGACAATTAGATGTATTGATGCACGGTCCAAAGTCATTGACTGATGCTTGGTTCTTAGCTGCTATGAAATTTAAGTATGATAGACCTTATTGACGAGGAAAAAGTTTTTAGACCTGGTAGCAACAGGAAAGAAAGCACAGCACAATTTCATAAGACCACTGTTCTTATTGTAGATAACTTCTACGAAAATCCAGAACTGGTTAGAGATCTTGCGTTAAAAATTCCTCCAACATATCATACTCATAGGGGTGCATACCCAGGATCTATGGTCAATGCATCCTACGATATGAGGCAACTTGCTCCAGTTTATTGGGACTATATCGAAAGATACTTTCCTCATAAACTCTCTAAGGATTATGTGGACTGGAACATAGACAATGCTACATTCATGGTCAATGTAATGCAGAGTCCTGGTAACGAAGAGTTATATCCACACATTGATAATCCTTCTGGTGATAATTTTGCCAGTACAATCTATCTCAACACTCCTGAAGAGTGTTCTGGGGGAACTGGTTTCTATGATTACGATGAATATTATACTGGAATGGTAGATATGAAGTTCAATAGAATGATTTTGTATCTACAGAATGTTCATCACACTGCTATTATGAGGAAGGGATCATTTACTGGAGACCTATACAGACTTAATCAGCAGTTCTTCATCTAAATAAAGTATATCGTCGCCGCAGAGGGTCCTGGTCACAGTCAGGTAACCCTCTTTTTTCTTGCTTATAAATACTTTTACTGGAATCTGACACAGAAAGATGCTGCCTTCTGATATTTCTAAAATGGCACAGACCTTCAGCGACATTGCTGAGGGTAAGCAAAAGGACGATTCGTATCTAGAGACAGATATGAAGAAGCGTCGTAAGAATAATGAAAAGGCTGTCGAAGACATGAAGAAAGTGAAGGACGATACTGTCCCTCGCTGGATGAGAGAGAAATTGGAACTTGTAATTAGCGAGTCCTTCTACTTCAAGAGACTCATGGTCTTGGATGAGGATCTGGCAGAAGCATATCTTGTAATCGCAGCAGAATGTGTTCTCAGAGGATATGAAAGTCCCAGACTTATCGATAACATCGCTGAGGCAATCGATAAAGATATTGTAGGTCACGATTTCCGTTCTGGATTATTTGCAGTCAATCCTAGACTTCATGAGAGTCGTGACGCAGCAGAGAAGCGTCAGGCAAGAGCTATCATTAATGAGGTAACACCTGCTCCTAAAACGAACAAGGAGACCGATCTTGCTTATAGATCTGGTAGAGCACTTACCAACATGGGTCGCGACCTTGTACAAGGTGTGGGTCAAAGTTTTTCAAATATGTTTCGGGGCAAGCGTGACACTCCTGAGAACAATCCTGCTGCTTATAGACAGCAGCGAAGACTCAATAACATTGGTAACTTCCTGAGAACAGGTCAAGTTCCTACCAATAACAGTTCTACAACTCGTGCATCTACTCCTGCTGCACAGCAACAGATTGATAAGAACTCCAAAGAACGCGCTACTAATAAAGATTACTTTGGTACTGGTGCAGGTAATCCAACAGCACCACCTGCTAAACCAGCACCACCTGCTGCAGCACCAGCAGCACCTGCAGCACCTGCAGCACCAGCAGCACCTGCAAGACCAGCGGCACCTGCTTCACCAGCACCTACTGCTGTATCGAGACCTGCAGCACCTAAAAAACCTAGCATCGATAGTTTAGTTAATAAAGAGTATGATCGATTAAGAAATCAACCTGGTGGAACGAAAGCAGGTGGTGCTGCAGAGAAGTTCGGTAAGGCTGTTTCCGCTGCAAAGTTTGGTAAGAACTTTGCAAAACCAAAGACTCCAAATCCTTTGATGTCTAAGACTTTCGATTCTTACGAACCAGAAGGCGAGACCATTGAAGAGAAGAAGAAAGGTCTCTGGGATAACATTCATGCTAAGCGTAAGCGTGGTGAGAAACCTGCCAAACCTGGTGATAAGGACTATCCCAAGACTCTCGATGTTGAGTCGGTAAGTTTCTATGACTGTGTTGTTGGATATCTCATCGAGAATGAGATGATCCAGACTGAGGATCAGGCACTGGTCATCATGGAAGAACTGACTGGCGAAGAGATCGCTTTCATTGTCGAAGCATATACCACTAAGCATGGTAAGAAGGCAATGGATTGGAATCGTAGTGACGACAAACCCAAGACTGTCGCCAAGAATCCTAAGATGCCAAAGAAAAAGGAGGGCAAGTGCGATTGCTGCGGCAATGATCCCTGCACCTGCTAAATAATCGCAACCAGTATTCATTATGGTTGATTATGAAAACCCCTGGATTTTTAACGGACACCCTTTTCTATCTTCGCACATTGACGATAGTGTCGGTTTCGTCTATCGCATTACAAATCTCCTCAACGGTAGGCAGTACATCGGCAGAAAATACTTTCACCAACTACGAAAACCTAGAGGTGGAGGTAGGCGCGTTAAAAGTGAGAGCGACTGGAAAAAATACTACGGAAGTTCTGATGAACTTAATGCAGAACGCCGTGCAGCTGGAGGTAATACCTTCTTCAAAAGGGAAATTCTTTCAGTCCACAGAACTAAAGGACGAGTTAACTTTGAAGAGACCCGCCAGCTCTTCCTTCACAATGTTCTGACAGAATCCTTGACAGATGGCACCCCCGCGTACTATAATTCCAACATCCTCGGAAGGTACTACAGGAAAGATTACTTTGATCATGATTAAATCATTGTTAGGTTTGTCCCTTTTCACCTCTGCTGCACTGGTGGCACCACCAGCAGTACAGGAGACAAAGGTCACTCCTATTGAGGTCACACCTACTGCCTGGACCTGTCCCGACTGCAGTCCTGAAGAGAAGTATGTCCTCGCAAAAATCCAAGAGAAAACAAAAATCTCAGATCGTAATGCTCTGGCAACAATTCTTGGTAACATTAAACAAGAGAGCAACTTCCGTGCCAATGTATGCGAAGGAGGGGCTAGAGTTCCTTACAACGATTGCCATCGTGGTGGTTATGGGATTATTCAGTGGACCTCAGTAGGTCGTTACGATGGTCTTGGGAAGTTCTGTTCTAAATACGATTGTGACCCCAGCACTCTGGAAGGTCAGACAGCATACATGCTGAACGAGCATACATTTAGACGCTACCTCCCTGAGTTTGAGGGTCGTGGTATGACAGTATCTCAATACATGGTCCCAGCATATTACTGGTTGGGGTGGGGCATCAAAGGTGCTCGTGAAATTTATGCATACGAATACACAAAGAAACTAGTCTGGGCATGATTAAAAAGATTGCAGCGGCACTCAAGCAGGTCCTTATTCCTGACTCTGAATTTGAGGAAGAGAAAATTGAATGTGCAATTGATGAAGAAGTTGTGGACTGCAGCGAAATGGACAGTCCTCCTTATGTCGGTGTGCCTGCTCCTGCTTTCTTAGAAGAGGATCCATGGTTCGCTCCTCCTGTTCTCTCTGAGAAGCAAGAGATTCTCCGTGCAGAACTGGAAGCAGAGGGTCAACTTCTCGCAGAGAATGAATCTCCAAAAGAGGTTGAAAACATCCACGAGTTGATGTATAATATTGCTACCAGCGCAGGCAAGACCACCGTACAACTCGATCCCATTGGCGGTTCTGAGAACTTCCATAGTGGTCCTGGTGGTTGGATGTCTGGCACTGGTTACGGTCAGTTCTCCTGACCCCTTTTTTGGTTCAGTAGCTCAGCTGGATAGAGCAACTGCCTTCTAAGCAGTCGGTCGTAGGTTCGAGTCCTACCTGAATCGCCTTTGGTCTATTATATTCTACCAATGAAAATCTTTCTCGATACTGCTGATACCGAACTGATTCGTAAATACTACGCCACTGGTCTCGTCGATGGTGTTACTACCAACCCTACGCTCATCATGAAAGGTGGTAGAGATCCTGATGAAGTGTATCAGGAACTCATTGACATCGGTCTGAGCGACATCAGTATGGAGGTCATTGGTACTGTAGGAGAGATGTATGAAGAAGCCATGCGTCTCTCTAATAAGTTTGGTGAGGCTGCCACTATCAAGGTGCCCTGCACTCGTGATGGTCTGATGGTCTGCAAGAAACTCTCTGATCAAGGAATCAGGGTTAATGTAACTCTGATCTTCTGTGCTGCACAGGGTGTTCTTGCTGCTAAAGCAGGTGCTACCTATGTCTCTCCCTTCGTTGGTCGTCTGGATGATCAGTCTGTTGCTGGTCTAGAGATCGTTCGTTCCATCTCTGAACTGTATCGCATCCATGGCATTAAGACTCAAGTTCTTTCTGCATCTATCCGTAGCGTCCAGCGGGCAGTTCGTTCCTGGTATAATGGTGCAGAGATTGTTACCATGCCACCTAAGATCTTTGACCAGATGTATGATCACATCTTGACTGACAAGGGTCTAGAAATCTTTGATAAAGATTGGGCGGACTTCCAAGCATCTCAGGGTAACTGATGAAAATCAATCTTTGGTATTGTAAGCGCATGGAACAATGGCGCTGGACACTCACAACTGAAGATGGTGTTGTCCCTGTTAGACAGGAGGCAGGTCAAAGATCTGACCTCCGTCAGGCAATGAACGATGTTGCAGTTACCGTAGAATACATGATGAAAGAAACGCCAAACTAGCTCAGCTGGATAGAGCAACTGTTTTGTAAACAGTAGGTCAACGGTTCAAGTCCGTTGTTTGGCTTGCTACATATTATAGGTACATACGAAATTATGGCACTGTCGAAAACGGTTGAAGACTCTCTGTTGGATGCTGAATCTAGTCTCAGAAATGCTCTGGCATACGCCGCTCGCAATGAAAAACCATTTGTGAACAAAGCAATTGCTACGATGATTCAAGAAATCGAAAACATTATCCATGCAGACCAATTCTTTGATACCATTCAGGAACTGACTGACGACTGATGATTGCTCATATTATCGATGACTTGTATGACTTTACATTTTTAGCAGAGTTGGAACATACTCTGCTGGAAATGCCAATACATACTACCAATGTCGCTAACCCTAGGTCATTTCCTAACGGTAGAACAGGCAGTCATAGGTTATTTGGTACTGATGTATTTGTCCGAGAGGGTTTAAACAGAGTTACCCAATTAATTAAAGAGGCACCAATCTTTTTCGATGCCTTTAAGATTATTGAAAATGAGATTTTTAAGGATGACATTTTTCTCCAACGAATAGATGTCAACCTGCAGTATTTTAGACAGGATGGCACTGGTCATTATGACGGTGATGACGATCATGCCTTCACGGTCATGCTTATGAACTGCTGTCAATGGAAACCCGAATGGGGTGGACAATTCCAACTCCTAGATGATGATGACAATGTTATTGAGGAACATGAGTATGTGCCAGGTAGGGTTCTAATTTTCCCTGGTAAATGTAAACATAGGGGACTTGCACCCACAGATCCCTATGTGTATAGATTTACTACGGTTTTTAGAATTGAAGTTGAGAACATTGACGATTTCTTTTGATGAGGTTATAATTGCATGAGCGAATCTTCTACTATGGACTACGGTCAATACGAACCCACATACCCATCCTACGATTCCCAAAGGCGTGACCGTCTAGCTGAGGTAGTCCATGATTATCTTGAGGATAATGATGTGCCTGCCCGTCGTTTTTATGAGCATCTAGTTGCAGAGATAACTGAGATGGCAGATTACCATGAGGGACAACTGAATAAAGCAAAAGAGATGCTGGATCTTATAAACGGCACTCGTTTTAAGGACTTAGAATTTTAATGGACAACGAAAACCAAAACGATAAGTTTAATAGGGGACTTGATATTTTTATCGAGTCTGTTATTGAACCTGATCCAAATCTTCGAGCACATGCTCATGAGCAGAAGTGCTACAATGAACTGATGTATATCAGATCATATGTGCTTGATTACCTAAAGACTCTCCGTAGACATGACTAAACCCACAATCCAGCAAATCGATAACTTCTTCGACAAAGACGATGAAGAGTTTGTCACATGGTATTGTGAGGAACATGCCCGCTATCGTTATGGTGAATTTGATGACCAGAGAGATGACGATCCTGCTGATCCCACAGGAGTAGTTCACGATGTCTTCAGTATAGAAGAGGATGATGAAGACGATGATCTGTGTCCTAATGACACAAGAATGGTAGAAATTTTTACACGAAAGATTGAGGAATATTATCCTGGGTTCTTTGATAAGTATGTAATTTATAGGATGTATATTAATTGCTTTGCTCCAAGAGAGTATGCATATTTTCATACAGACTGTAGCGAAACCTCTGATCAGATCACCTACATTTACTATCCAAACCCATCTTTGTGGGAATATGATATAACTGAGGGTGGATGGACTGAGTTTCACTTTGAGGAAGAGCAAAAGATTATGGGAGTAATTCCTACTCCCAATAGTATGTCAATGTTTACCAGTACTTTATCCCATCGTGCTACTCCGTTTAAGAGTCATCATAGATTCAGTGTTGCTATTAAGACTGTAGATAAGAGGGAGGTTCCAGATCTCTGTGGTTGATCCTGTTCAGTATGCATATGATAAAGATGGATATGCAATCATCGATAACTTTTTCTTCGATGATGTATGTGATGAGTTACACAGCCTTGCTGTAAATCATGAAGACATTGATGATGTGTATGCTGATGATGGGTATCACTCAATAAACTTTGACAAAGATAATTTGCCATTTCCCATTTTATCTGATATAATTACTGCTATACACAATGAGTTCAGCATCCTAAAGAACCTGAAGTTTGAAAGGGGTTGGGCATTTGTGTATAATAATACTGCTAAAGGTGTGACACCTCATGCAGATCCTGCAAGTATCAATGTAAACTTGTGGGTTACCCCATATGAATGTGTAAAAGATCGTACTAAAAACGGTCTTATAATCTACGATAAAAAATCCCCTGAGGACTGGACCTGGGACGAGTATAATAGTGATGTTGAGCGCGTCACTAACTACTTGAAAGAATCCAATGCCAAACCCAGGCACATTCCCTACCAGTATAATAGACTCTTAATTTTTGATTCTAAATACTTTCATCGAACTTGTGGGGTTTCGATGTGGGGAGGCAAACGCCACCGTAGAGTTAACTACACATTCATGTTCACGGGAGATTAGCTCAGCGGTAGAGCACTTCGTTTACACCGAATAGGTCATTGGTTCGATCCCGATATCTCCCATGCATTATGTTTTATAAACACGCAGACTTTGCTTTCAACTCTCAGTGGAAAGTTACTGTACAACCTTATAGAGATTCCTATATTCTCTACATCGATGATGTGTATCAGCACCCAGACAGGGTGTATTCATATCTAAAAGATACTCCTATCAAAGCACATAAGTGGCAGAAAGGTTCTAGTAATGGTGTGGATTATTATGATGGTCAGATGCATTGTGATAACCGATGGGATCCATGCAGAACTAAACTCTATAAAAAGATCCTAGACTTCTATAAGATTGAAGAGGACGAAGACTGCAGGGTTGAGACAATCTCTGTTATTAATCAGTTCAGAATGGTTAGCGACCACCCAGGACCAGATAAGTTTTGGAGTCCGCACATTGATAACAGGCTAAATGTATTGTTGTACTTAAACCCACAACCAGATACAGATCCTGGTACTAGTATTTACTGGCCATATCAGAAGGGTGAGCATATCCTTGATAAGGATACTGAGCATGTTACGCCATGGAAAGATTCTAGTTACTTTAGACATGAACTGTGCATCTTCGGTAAGTATAATTCAATCGTATGTTTTCCTGGACTTTGGCCTCATGGACAAACGATTATAGATAATAGGTATAAAGACACTACTAGATTAACGGAAGTAACATTTTTCTAATGTGGAGAATTTGGGCAAAGGCACTAGGCGAAAAGTATGGAAAAACAGACCGAGAGGCTGATACTATTGCTTGCATACGCACCCTTATTTTTATTTCTTACTTGGTCACTAACTGCTTTATCATATCTGGGGTAGTGCGACACTGGAATAGTGTGGAGGTACAAAATGTTGGTACGATGCAAAAAATGCAACAAAGAAATTAGCAGCACATCTAAGATCCAATGCTGTGGATGTCCTAATCAGATGGTAGTTCGCGACGAGACAGTCTCAGCAGTGGATCTATCTCAAGTTGTGTTGCTAGACTCTAAAAAAAATCTAAAGAAAACTGGTTTGTTGTCGAATGATGACTTAAAATACCAGGAGAACCGCAGGAAACGCAAGGTTCGTAAACTTAACTTCGAGACCCGATGATCGATCTTAACAATCTCACCCATGAAGAGAAAGAACTTCTTGCAGAAGACTGCGAAGACTTCTTGCTGCATAGGAACATCCCTCTTCGGTCTCATTCTTACGATACAATCATTCAACATGCCTTTCGCGAAGGGTATCAGTTGGTTAAGTTCGATCGCAATGTAAATAAACCAAAGTCAGCATGAGTACTGGCACAGGGTAATTGACCTGTGATGCAATCTGACTTATAATACAGAGGTAAACCAAACAATCCAATGTCACTCTCAGTAAAGTTCAAAAAAGATCTCAGCACTCTCCGTGCTGCTGTCGATGGCGAAATTTTCCTGGATGTAAAGAATCCGAAACTCTACAAAAAGGTAGTTCGCTTCTATCAGAACGAAGGTGTAGATCTCTCGGGAGAACCATATGAGGACTACGAGGTTCTGATGCAATACATTTACAATGATCTTGGTGAGGTTGCGTGATGAAAACCACCATTCTTCTGGAGCGTTTTCCATATCGTTATATCCAGTGTGGCAAACTAGAAATCAATGGTATGCCAGACTGCCGTATTCAAAAGGTAGACTCCTATACTGGACGCTACCGTGACATGTATCTTTGTGATAATGAAATGCAGTTGATGACTGCTATGGAAGATCACGATTATACTTGCTGGTTGGACCCTGATGGTGTTCCTGCCTATCGTAAAGACTCGGTATCGTCTCAAAACTAGCCCTGGTCGGGATGGTCCTTCGACCTCCGCTGGTTTCTTGCTTCCAGTAAAAGAGCAAGTGGCGAGCCTGCAAACCTACATACATTCATCATGAAAAAGTTTGAAGTTTATCAGACTGCTGTTGACTCCGTAAAAGATGCTCTCATCGAAGCACTAAATAACGACGAGGAAACGAATACTCTGTCTGAGATCTGGCAGCACTATCTTGGTCTTCGTGCCATTGCCGATAAAGCAGCAACAGATGTTTCCGAAAGTATTTTTGGTGATACAATTATCTCGTCATCCAACCAAGACTATTGGCATGAAGACGGTATCAGTCTGACTGGCAACCCAGTTGTGGCAGCTGACACTGTTCCAATGGATGGTATAATGGGTGGTATGGGTAAGGATGTAATTACCTTCTCCTAATTATATTTTTAATGAAAGCATTAATTACAGGTATTACTGGGCAGGACGGTTCGTACCTTGCTGAACTTCTCCTTGAAAAAGGATATGAAGTTCATGGCATTGTACGCCGTTCTTCTCTTATTAATACCCATCGTATCGATCACATCTATGATCGTATTAATCTCCACTATGGAGACATGACTGATGCTGGTAACCTCATCAGTCTTATTCAGAAGATTCAACCTGACGAGGTGTACAACCTCGCTGCTATGAGTCATGTAAAGGTATCCTTTGAGATGCCTGAATATGTTGGAGAGGTCGATGCTCTAGGGACACTGCGTCTCCTAGAGGCTATTCGTTTGTTGGACCATCCTTGTAAGTTCTATCAGGCATCTACGAGTGAACTGTATGGACTGGTACAAGAAGTTCCACAGCGAGAGACCACACCCTTCTATCCACGCTCACCCTATGGTGTAGCAAAACTGTACTCCTATTGGATTGTGAGGAACTATCGTGAAGCGTATGGTATCCATGCTAGTAACGGTATTCTTTTCAATCACGAGTCCCCACGGAGAGGTGAAACCTTCGTTACCCGTAAGATCACGAGAGGACTCTCACAAATCTCGTGTGGACTCCAAGATGTCCTAGAACTGGGCAACCTGGATGCTCAGCGTGACTGGGGACATGCTAAGGATTATGTCCGTGGTATGTGGATGATTGCTCAGCATGAAACTCCTGATGATTTCGTTCTTGCTACTGGTGAGATGCGTAGTGTCAGGGAGTTTGTTGATGAGGCATCTAGATACTTTGGACTCAAGATCGAGTGGCAAGGAGAGGGTCTAGACGAGATCGGTGTCGATAAGTATAGCGGCAAAACGGTTGTCAAAGTTAACCCTAAATATTACCGCCCAACAGAGGTGGAACAACTTTTGGGCGATGCTACTAAGGCAAAAGAAGTCTTAGGATGGGAACCTGAAATTGATTTCCAATCTCTTGTAGAAGACATGTGTATTTACGGACAATGAATAAATTTTATAAGATCGAGAAGTGCAGAGTCTGTGGTAATGAGCACCTTGTAACTGTCCTAGACCTTGGTGAGCAATACCTCTCTGGCATCTTCCCCAAAGAAGTTGACCCTGAAATGTACAAGGGTCCTCTGACTCTCGTTAAGTGTGATGAGAGTAAAGGTGGTTGTGGTCATGTTCAATTGGAGCATACCTTTGACCTACCTACCATGTATGGTGAGGAATATGGATATCGTTCTGGTCTGAATGGTAGCATGATCCGTCACCTGCGTGGTAAAGCAGAGAAGATCATGGATGATGTAAAGTTATCTTCTGGTGATATCGTTGTTGATATCGCTGGTAACGATGGCACCTTCCTTGGATTCTTCCCTCATGATCTGCAACTCATGAGTATCGATCCTACTTCTAAAAAGTTCAAGGACTATATTCCTGATCATGTAAATCATATTGCTGACTTCTTCTCTGCCGATGTGTATAAGGATCGGTTTGGTACACAGAAGGCAAAGGTTGTGACATCATTCTCGATGTTCTATGACCTGGAAGATCCTTGCGAGTTTGCTCGCCAGGTGCATGATATCCTTGCTGTCGATGGTATCTGGGTTCTGGAACAGAGCTACATGCCTGACATGCTGAAGCAAAACTCATTCGATACTGTGTGTCATGAGCACCTCTCATACTATGGTATGAGGCAGCTCAAGTACATCATGGATAAAGCAGGATTCAAGATCGTTGACTTTGAATTTAACGATGTTAATGGTGGTAGTATCTCTGTTGTAGTTACTCCTTCTGCTAATGCTGATCGTAAAGAGTGTACGACTAAACTGACTGGTATCATCGCCATGGAACTGGACATGGGTCTCAATACCGTAGAGCCATGGGTAGAATTTGGTAAGCGTATCATCCAGTGTCGTGAGCAGTTCTGGAAGATCATTAACTTCTATAAGAATAACAAGGGTCGTGTCTGTGCTCTCGGTGCAAGCACTAAGGGTAATGTAACTCTTCAGACCTGGATGCTTAGTGATCGTGACATTGAAGTTATTGGTGATGTAAATCCCGACAAGGATGGTTCATTCACTCCTGGTACATGGATTCCCATCGCAGATGAAGATGATGTGTTGGATAAGGAGTTTGATGTGCATGTCATTCTTCCTTGGCACTTTAGAAATTTCTTTGTCAACAATCCTAAGTTCAAAGGAAAGCGTCTACTGTTCCCTCTGCCGCAACCTGAAGTCGTAGTCCCGTGAAACTGAGAACAATGCATAAAGATTCAAGAATTTTTGTTGCTGGTCACCGTGGTCTAGTTGGGTCTGCCATTGTTCGCCGTCTAAAAGAAGAGGGTTACGCCCACATCATCACTAGGACTCGTAACGAACTTGATCTGATGGATCAGGTTGCTGTCGAGAAGTTCTTCAAATATCAAGGGATTGATTATGTGTTCGATGCTGCTGCTCGTGTCGGTGGCATCCACGCTAACGATACTTACTCGGCAGAGTTCATCTATCAGAACACACAGATCCAGACCAACCTTATTCACTTTGCTTGGAAGCATGGTGTTAAGAAGTTCCTCTTCCTAGGTAGTGTCTGTATCTATCCTAAGTTTGCAGAGACTCCTGTACAGGAAGAGTCCCTGATGACTGGTGAACTAGAACCTACTAACGATGCATATGCTCTGGCTAAAATTCATGGCATCTACATGCTCAAGTCCTACTACAAGCAGTACGGATTTAAAGGTGTTAGTCTTATGCCTGCTAACCTATATGGTCCTAATGATAACTTCCACCCTCTGAATGGGCATGTCATCCCTGCGATGATGCAGAAGTTTAATAACTGGCAGCAGGGTGATGATCCTGTCACCTGCTGGGGCACAGGCACCCCTCGCCGTGAGTTCTTGCATGTAGATGATCTTGCTGATGCATGTCTCTTCGCTATGGAGAACTACAGTGCAGCAGAACTGTTGAATGTTGGATCAGGTGAGGATGTATCCATCAAAGAACTTGCTGAGATGATGGCAAGTATCACTGGATATCCTGGTGAGATTAATTGGGATACATCTAAACCAGATGGTACACCCAAGCGTCCTCTGGACTATACAAAACTCCTGGACAAAGGTTGGAAGCCGAACTATAAATTACTAGATGGTCTTCGTAAGACCTACGACTGGTATATTGCAAACACTGACCTACAGACAAGATGATTGGTATTAATTGTGTTGGAAAAAAGTATGAGCGTTTAGCAAATCAGATGTTCCAATACGCTGCAGTCAAAGGTATTGCAGCAAACAGAGGGTTTCAGTATTGTGTTCCACCCTCTAACTTTAAATCTAATGCCGACCAGTGGAGTGAGCATCAATTGTTCACTCCTTTTGTGTTGGAAACATTCAACCCTCTACAGATTCAATCCATTGATGTGGGGAGACCTACAGTGGCAGAGGGAACATTTCATTTTAACGAACAACTTTTCAATGAGTGTCCTGACTGGGTAACCCTGCAAGGATTCTTTCAGTCTGAGAAGTATTTTATGAATGTCCGACATCAGTTATTGGAGGACTTTAAGTTTAAACCAGAGATTAGAGAGGTATGTGATGGAGCAATGGCAGGTATGCACAAACCTATCGCTCTACATGTTCGTCGTACAGACTACGCACAATATAACCACCATCCTATTGTCAGTCTAGACTACTACGAAGAAGCACTTTCATACTTCGATACGGCGAGAGATGTAATTATTTTTTCTGATGATCCTGAGTGGTGTCATAAGCAAAAGTTATTCTCTGGGGATAGATTCATGATCTCAGAGTCTGGAGATCAATATATAGATCTGTGTTTAATGACACAGTGCTTAGACTTTATCATTGCAAACAGTTCATTTAGTTGGTGGGGAGCATGGCTTTCAACAACGCCAGAAAAGGCAGTGGTAGCACCGAAGAAATGGTTCGGACCTCCAATGGATCAGACTCACGATACCAGAGATCTCTATTGCGAAGGTTGGATGAAACTATGAGAAGTGTTGCTGTTATCTTTATTGGCACTAACCGTTATCTAGATTTCTTACTCTCTTATTATGAGCAATGTGAGAAACTCTTGATGCCAGACTGTAAGAAACAATACTTTGTTTTTACTGATGGTGACCTAGAAGGAGCGCCAGAAAATATCTCAATGTATAATATTGAGCATAAACCATGGCCATCGATTACATTGGAGAGATTCCATACGATCCTTGAGGCAGAAGAGGAATTGAAATCATATGACTGGTTACTCTTCTTAGATGCTGACATGAGGGTCAATAAGAAGATCTTCTCCAATGAAATTTTAGATCCAGAGAAAGATTTTGTAGCAGTACATCATCCATGTCACTATGATGATTACTCTGGAACCTTTGAGACTAATCCAGAATCAAAGGCATGTGTATCTGAGAAACAAAAAGCATACTACCAGGGGTGCCTGTGGGGCGGTAAAGTCTCAGAGGTTATTCCCATGATGAAAGAATTAAAAGAAAGGGTTGACACTGACTACAGTAATGATATAATTGCCTTGTGGCATGATGAAAGTCATCTTAATAAATTCTTTTCAGAAAACCCTGACAGAGTAAACGCTCTGTCTCCCGACTACGCATACCCTGAGTGTTTCCCTCAGTATCCATATGATCGGAAGATCATTCATCTAGCTAAAAATAATTCTGAATATCAAACATGACGGATCCAAACGCCTGGCAATTGCCCACATATTATACTGCTGATAAACAACCAGAACTCAGGTACAAGTTTAAGAATAGTAAGTCTATTTCTAGAAACAATTTTTCCCAATGCTATCAGGACATGTTTGTTCTGTGTATGACTGATGGAAAAATGAAAGGTAGTTATGTTGAGATTGGTGCTGGTCATCCAGTAATCTCTAACAATACTGCTTTGCTAGAGTCTCTCTATCAGTGGGATGGTATTGGTCTTGAGATTAAAGAACACGAGGCAAACCTCTACAATGATCAGAGGATGAATCCCATTGCCTTTGGAGATGCCCTTGAGGCAGACTTTAACGCACTCTTTGAAGAAGTTAAACTTGGTCCAGAGTTCGACTATCTTCAAGTCGATTGTGAACCTGCTCAGGTAACCTTCGATGCACTTAAGCGTATCGACTTGGATAAGTATAAGTTCGCTACCATCACCTTTGAGCATGACTCTTACAATGATGGTCCTGAAGTTCGGGATGCTTCTCGTGAGTATCTTGAGTCATATGGTTATGTTCTTATCGCTGACAATATTTCCGTTGACGATCAGCATCCTTTTGAAGATTGGTGGGCTCATCCTGATCTGGTGTCTGCTGACATTATTGATGCTATGAAGTGTGTCAATGGTGAGACTAAGAAGGCAGAGGATTATATGCTCGGGAGGGTCTGATGAAGGTCGTCCTTTGGGGGTATCCGTTACACACGGATACCTATTCGTATATCTACGAAGCATTTAAGAAAGCATTTGAGCATCTAGGGCACGAAGTCTTCTGGTTTACCGATGAGGATCATCCAGAGGACTTTGATTATGAAGACTGCCTCTTCTTCTGTGAAGGATACAGAGATAAAAAAATCCCCCTAAGGAAGAGTAGTACATATGTATGCCATGTATGTGTAAACCCAGGTAAGTATCTGGGCAATGTCAAGAAACTAATTGACATGAGATACCATGTAGATTATATGGAGGATACCAATTATACATACAAGGTAGACTATGATAACTGTGATGAACTAGAGTCTGGTGTACTCTACGACAAGAACTCTTCTGATTATGAAATAATTTACATGGCATGGGCGGCAAACTTACTGCCACATGAATTTGATTTTCAATGGGCAACCAAGAAAAGAGAACCTGTATATTATATGATCGGGAGTGTATCTCCTGATGGTCCATTTGCTAACGGACCAATCATTTCAGAATGGATGGGATACTGTAAAGAGGCAGGCATTACCTGTTACCATAGTAACCCCTGGACTGACCCACTACCCGATGAAGTCTATCGTGACTACATGCAGCGGTCAGTCATGCAACCAGATCTTAGAAATGAAACCCATAAGAACTGGGGAGTAAAGAGTTGTAGGATATTTAAGGCAATTAGTTATGGTATGCTTGGTATGACCAACGCACCTAAACTTGCAAACTTCATTGACGACAGTATCGTATGCCATGAAAGCATTCGTGACCTATTCGTAGAGGGATTGTCGAAGTATAATAATATAGAACTCATCCAACACCAGATGGAGATCGTTCAGAAGAAACACACTTTCATCAATCGTGCAAAAGGTATCTTAAAACTGCTGTAATTATGTACAACCCCCTCAATTTTAAAATCAATCCTAGATTCAAACACTTTGAATTTTCTAGGGATCATCTTCCTACTGTTGTAAAGGATAGTCTTGCTGAAGATGCACCTCTCAAGGTCCTTGAGGTAGGTGTAGAGTATGGCGGATACCTGGACATCTACTACCCACAACTTAATGAGTCTGTTGAAGAGTTCTACCTGGTAGATCTCTGGCAAACTGAGGGTAATGATGACCACTTTACTAAGTTTGAGGATCGTGTTGAGCAAGGATACGCCAGGGTCAAAGAACTGTATGGTGACAATCCTAAAGTAAAGATGTGCAAGGGTGCATCTGTAGATCGTGCTAAGGACTTTGAGGATGAGTTCTTTGATTACATCTATATTGATGCAGATCATACCAAAGAGGCAGTCCTGGAAGACCTGAAAGCATGGTATCCTAAGGTCAAGAAGGGTGGCATCATCGCTGGTCATGATACATATTGCGATCCCGACAATATCTCATACGATTTCTTTGATGTAGAGGGTGCTCTCGAAGAGTTCTTCACAGAGGAACAGCAAGAGAACATTCATCTCACCAACGAATACGCATACAAAACCTGGGTCTATATCAAACCTGAAGAATGACTTTATCTTTTGGATTCATCGTCGGCGGCGACGACATTTATTATAAGAACCTCATGAGGGCATGTGAGTCTCTGGAAAGAGTCACTCAAAACCATGAGGTTCTCATCATTGACATGGACGATCGTCTCTCCATTGATGATCCTAAGGTAAAGATTGTCAGTGGTAAGGGCGAGAAACTTGAGAACGATGATGATCGTAACTGGTTTCAACCACACATCTGGAAGGAGCGGTACAATCTCTATAAGCATGTAGAGACTGACCATTGCATCTACATGGATACCGACACAGTGGTAATCCATGACAGAGTTGATGAACTTATCAGAGAGGCAGAGGATTCGTTCCTATGCACTCAGCACTGGTGGGTGCCTACCCTGGAAGACTTCTTTCGTAAGGTGATGGTAGATAAAACAGGTTTGTCTGAATACCTGCCCAGCGATCTATCATCGTATCAGTATGCTGCATCTGGTGCCTTCATGTTCCAGAAGGACAAGCATGATAAACTCTTTGAGCGTTATGATGAGATCTTCCGTGATGTCTTCAGTGACGGTGGTGTACACAATGGTGTCACCGATGAACTGATTCTCTGCTTAGCACTGAATGAGTTTGGTAACTATAAGTTTACCAACGGTTCGTTCAATCATTGTGCTGCAGCAGATCAGCAAGATCTAAAGTATGATAATGGTATGTGGTATGGTAAGAATCCTCAGGACGAGGAGTATAAGAAAGTCTTCCTGTTCCACAGTGCCTGTCAGAATGTAGAGTCTCTTGCTGCACATAGTCCTGGATTCATCGAAGAGATCAAGAGAGATATGTATTGGGAGGATTACAAATGATTCATGAGGATTTTCTTCCTAAGTATTACTTAAAGGAGCTCCAAGATTATTTCTTATCCGATCACTGTGAGTGGTTCTATCAAGATAAACTCAGTGGAGTTGAATCTAAATCAGATGTAGGATCCTTTGGTTTCAGTTCTACCCTATTCAGTGATGGTGCATATGTTCCAAATTTTCCTGGGACTTTGTGTAGATCACTCGTTGCTCATGTGCAAGAGGCAGTAGAAACTTTTACTGGGAATTATCAGAGTGTCATAAGAGCGAGAGCTGATATGACAATGTATAATCCAGATAAACATCAGCATGAGTTTCATACTGATTTTGATTTCCCACATGTCACTGCCATCTTCTATGTTAATACTAGTGATGGACATACAGTACTTTCTAATGGAATGAAAGTAGAACCCTTAGAGAATAGATTGTTAGTCTTTAATGGATTGACACCACATACAGGTCACTCTCCATCAAAACATAACAACAGAGTACTTATCAACATGAATTTTGTACAGACGCCATGAAGATTGCATTAATTGGTCCTGGTATTATGAGCATCCCACCTGATGGATGGGGTGCAGTAGAGATGTTGATCTGGGATTACACTAACATTCTCAGAGCACTGGGTCATAGGGTGGAGATTATCAATACCCCAGATAGAGAACTGATTAAGTTTGAAGTTGAGCGTGGTAGGTACGATGTTGTTCATTTGCATTACGATGTCTTTCATGATATTATCACAGATCTTGTACCTCTCTGTAAGGCACTAGTAGTCTCTAGTCACTATCCATTCTTGAATGTTCCTGCCATGTGGGGTAGGGATCAGTATGGTTCTGTATTCAAACGGTACTCCGAGAACAAAGACTTTACTATCTTTGCATCTAGTCAGAAAGACATTAACACCTTTGTTGAACTAGGTAATGCTCTGGAGGAGAACACCTGGTTGAGTAAATTAGGTGTCCGTCCTGGACCATATCAGTTCAATGAGTATCCTACTTTTGATTCTACTCTCTGCTTCTCGCAAATCTGTGACCGTAAGCGTCAGTATCTGATGCAAAACTGGGGAGATGAATGTGCTATCGACATCTACGGTAGAAGAGAACAAGGTAGGTTTAATAATTCTAGGAACTATAAGGGAGAACTTCCCAGAGAGATTCTTAATCAGCACATCACAAACTATTCAAACTTCATTCTGCTCAGCGATGTAGAGAACACCACACCACTAGTTGTAAAGGAAGCTTTGATTTGTGGTCTAGGTGTGGTAGTATCAGAGGCGGTTACTCCAGAACTTGATACATCTAAGTCTTTCATTGATGTCATCCCTGAGTCTGAAATAAATAACCAAGACTACATTAAAGATGTGGTCATCAGAAATAAAAGGCATTCTAGGCAGATCAGAAAAGAGATCAGAGAATACGGAATCGACGAATTCGGTCTTGAAAATATCCTTGCCTACGAATACATTCCGAAGTTACAATCTTTACTATGAGATTATCAATCATTGGTCCCGCTACTCCCATCCCACCAGTAGGTTGGGGTGCAGTGGAGAGTCTGATCTGGGACTACAAAGTTACTCTTGAGAAACTAGGACATAAAGTTGACATCATCAACATCTCAGACCCTAGAGAAATTATCAAAAGGGTGAATAGTTTTCGCCCAGACTTTGTACATATTCACTATGATGATTGGGTAGTCCTTTATCCATACATTCAGTATCCTTGTGCATGTACGACTCACTTCGCGTACATCGAAAGACCTGATAAGATGAATGGATATGGTCAGATCTTTGGGCAGTTCCAGAAGACTCAACCTAATGTCTTCTGTTTGTCTGAAGGTATTAAGAGAGCGTATAATATCTTAGGGGATATTCCTGCAGAGAAACTATTCATTGTACCTAACGGTGTCAACCTAGAGTTGTTCCGTACTACTGATGAACCAGAGTTCCCTGATCGTAGTATCTACCTTGCTAAGATCGATTACCGTAAGCGTCAGCATAAGTTCCAGTCTATTGACAGTCTGTTCTTTGCTGGTAACATAGCAGATAAGAAGTTCAATCCCAATAAGAACTATCTTGGTGAGTGGAAGAAGGATTATCTCCACGACTATCTCACTGACTATGGTAACCTTGTGCTTCTATCCGATGGTGAGGCACACTCTCTGGTCATCATGGAAGCATTTGCTTCTGGTCTCGGTGTTGTTGTCAGTGAATTTGCTACAGCAAATCTAGATCTTGATCGTGAGTTTATCACTGTCATTCCTGAGTCGAAGATCGATGATGTGGAATATGTAGAGTATGCTATAATTAAAAACAGGGAGTACTCCGTTGCCCATCGCGATGAGATCCTTGAGTATGCTAAGGAGTTTGACTGGAAATCAGTCTTACAAAACCATTACCTACCTAATGTACAAGAAGTGATTGCAAAGCATGGACAAAAATAAATCAGTACACAAACTCAAAGGTATTCCCCATATCTACTGGTTGAATCTTGATGGTAAAGAAGATCGCCGCCAGTATATGGAAGAACAGTTTGCTTACTGGGAAGTAGAGCATACTAGAATCTCTGCTTACGATGGTCGTGAAGACGACCTGAGTGATATTCTTGTCGGTAAGTATCCAGACAACATGTCCTCTGGTGAGATTGGATGTGTTACTTCTCACCTGAAGGCAATGAAGCACTGGTTAGAAACCAGTGATGAGGAGTGGGCAATTATGATGGAGGATGATTGCGATCTATCTGTTGTAAAGCATTGGCCATTCTCCTGGAAAGAGTTTAGTTCTAGGTTCCCACATGCATGGGACTGTATCCAACTAGCAATCATTAACCCTGCTACTATTAGTGTGCAACTGCACCGTAGATATGTTAATGATTTCTCTACTGCCTGCTATGTTATCAATAGAAGGTATGCACAAAAACTGCTAGACTTCCACACTAAGGGCGACAAGTATAAGTTAGACCAGAAAGTTCTACCTCGTGCTGTTGCTGATGATCTTATCTACAACAGTGGTCTTACTTTTGCTATCCCAATCTTCCTGTACAAACTTGATCTGGGATCTGACATTCATGATATCCATGTTGATGTATATCATCGTAGTAGTCATGATGGTCTCTGGAATTTCTGGCAGAATCAGATCAATACCATCGAAGATTACAATCAGTTGATCACACTTAATCCATACATTGGTACACTCCCTGAAGGATTTGCTGGTAAATGAAGAAGTACATCTTTGGAATCCCTATCTTTGAAACAAAGGTAGACCTTAATAGACTTAAGATTCCTAGAGCAGAAGTCCAACCTACCTGGGACTCTGGTGTAAGAACAACACTCTCTACACAACTAGAGATTCATCCTACCTCTCTACAATATCTCTGTGATATCATCACGGACAATCTTGAACCAGCAAATCTAATGGGTGCAAACCCTAGTCTTGGTCACATTTGGAGAAACCTCTATGGTGAGCATGACTATCAGGATCCACATACTCATCCTGGATCTCAATGGAGTTTCATAATCTATGAGACGATGGCATCAAAGACAGCGTTCTTTAATCCATCGATGAATTTAATTCAGACTCAAATGGGATTCAATG